CCTTGTATCGTACTTTAGCATACCATTTATCCGTTTTTACGAATAAAACCTCTACTTTTGCAGACTTAGGGATTCGTAAGTAACTTCCTGTCAACTTAGTTGTTGCTTTCCATAGTAACAATCCCTTATCTCTTGTTACTTTCTTTGCCCAAGACTTCCTAAACATATCCGGAGTTTTATAAATCTTCTTCAACTCCGTTGTTGTACTTCCCCACTTCGGCAGATAAAAATGTGGAGTATCTACAATTGTTTTCCAATCTCCACCCCATCCAAGACCAATACTTTTAGCAATTTTTGCTACTTTCTTGATCGTATTAATGTCATACAGATCCTTTTTGTACTGAATCGCAATATCAAACGCAATTCCCCACATGTGCTGACTAGAGTATGTACTTCCTTTTGCATTTGTCACTACCTTGCCCGGCTTTGTGCGTCCTTTTGCATACAACCGATCTTGGTGTTCCTTTGTGCGGAATCCCTCTGTGATGATGAGATAAATCCCCTTTTTAGCACATTTTTTTAACAATACAGTAAGTTTGTAGTCAAGCCATGGATGCAGTTTTGATCTGTCAATTCTTACGTCATGCTGTTTCTTCATTGCTATCACTCTCTTTCTTTTTACACAAATTAAAGTTAGCCTGTCTGATAAGCATTTGGGCAACATACAAATCTAACATTTTCTTCTTTTTGTTTTTCGCTTTTTCTTCTTTTGTCTTTCCGTCTTTTTCTTCTTTTAACGGATCTTTTGGGTAATCCTTTTTGGTAAATGCCGCACCCAAGGCGTATAAAACGTACATACCGTTTAACCAACATTCATGTTCTTTTGCTTTGTATTCTTCTTCTTTTGTCTCAATATACACGTCTATTTGCATTTTTATTTCTTTTGGCGTCATTTGCCAAAATTCCTTATGCGTTATTCCTGCTTTCAATGCCGCAGGCAAAAGATTCTTTTCGATTTGCTGTGCGAATGTTAATTCTTCTTGGGCATTTCCTTTTTCTGCTCCTCCTCGGACTGCATCATCTTCTCCAGTCCGATCAGTTTGAAAAAACCATCTTCTCCCATCTGCTCAAGCAACATATTTACAACGCTGAAAAAGTCGCTATCATTTTCTAAAATATATCTTGCTAAAATGTTTTTTGCTTCTGAAATGCTTCTTACAGTTCCATCCCCTGCTTCTGTTCCATGGTGCTGTAAAAGTGCCGCATAAAACATAGATACTGCCAAATTAGGGATACTTGAAATCTCTTTGATTTTACTTTTAAGATTTTCTTCATCTTCTTTCTCATCTCCAATAGCCGTCATTAAAGTAATAACTTTTGCCGTACACTCATCGTACATTGCCGCTTCTACTGAATACTGTAACTTATAATCATTTCCATCTACTTTAATTGTTTTATACATTTTTTCCTAACCTTTCCCCAGTATTTATACTGGAAAGGGGCAGTCCGTAGACCGCCCTTTCTTTTACTGTTATTTTTCCGAATCATTCAAATAAGATGAATAATCCATATTGGCTGTTTTGGCGTTTTGTTCACCATTCGTCACAGCCTCTGTTGTTTCTGACGAATGGTCAGTTATTCCCCCGATGCTGCCTCAACAGGAAGAGTAACTGCATCTCCAAGACCGATATACTCTTCAATCGTCAAATTCATTTCGACTGTTAGTAATTCGTTCTGCGCAAATTCTGGTTCCGGAATAAGTTCTGGCGGCTGCGCAACGAAGAAGAACGACTTGTTAAGTCCTGGAACATATGACTGAAACCACATTCTAAGACCACCAGTAGCTGCCTGATAAGCACTGATAAGCTCTTCCCACTCTTTTACCGTTTCCGTTGTAATGTTTACTACAACGGCAATTGCGCCGCCAGTGTCAGCACGACCCTTTACGTATCGTGTTACCTTGTCCTCCAAAGCAGACGCATCAATTTGTTCTGGTTCGATAGTAATTCCCGGAATGGAATTAATTCTTGTTAGCTGTTTAAAAGTTGTTGGCTTTGTTCCTGCCGTTGTTTCAACCGCATAGCCAAACTGCACACCTAATGTGCTAATACCTGCATCAGCCATTTTTACCTCTCTTTCTACCACTAAACTTTTTTGTGGTCAGCGAGCG